ATCACGTCCAAGCGCTATTCGTTCGTCTAAACGTTCTTGTAGCAACTTAGACTTGATGACATAATTGCATGGTTCACCTTCGAAGAGATGTTTCTTCTTCTTTGAGCTATCTTCAAGGACAAGCGGGTGACCAGCAGAAGAACCAAAATTAAGATGTTTCATGTGGTTCATGCTTGGTTCACCGTTTATTACTTGATGCCAAGAAAGAATATAGGGTTTGGTTTTTGGTTTACCCCAATATTCTTTCGCTCGCTCGAAGCAAATTTCTAGGATATTTGTTTTAAAATATCCACTTTGATGGTATTTATTCACTCCGGCGAGTAATGGTGAAAAATTTTCGACTTCAAGACGTGGGTCTTTGGGTGACAAAACTGATGGTAGTTTGTCATTTGGACCAAAGATCCCAAAGAAAGGTGTTTTATAAAAAACAGTTTTTGTAGGTAGAAAGATTTGGTTTGTTGGACCAACTTTTCCCAATACGGAAAAAGATTGGTTAGACACAACAAAGCGTACAGGCTCCTCCTGAATGGTTCTAGGAGGTAATTCTACAAGCCCTTGGGTACGCGGCACAAATCTCTCTAAATCCTCGGCAAAAACTGGTTCTGAAAAACACCGTCCTGTCTTATTAACTTTTCCGACATGAATGCCTAGAATGCGTCTAGTTGTTGTTTTACCGCATCCTAGCACTAGAGCACCACAATCACCATCAACAGTAGGAGCAACATAGCTATAGCTATTAATGTTGGTAAAAGCTATTGCCCCTGGCCTATCATTGGCGTTATAGTCACCATAATATTCTGATTGGTAATACACTTTTGGTGTATGAATAGTATGGTGAAAAATTTTATCGCCAATCAAACGAGTTGTCAAAACGGCTCCGGCTTGGCATTGTGGTGTCCATAATCTTCTCGCGTCATAAAACGTTTAACTCGTAGTGGTGCTGCTGGTATACGTGGTCCTAAGTCATAAACACAAGCATCTCTATGTCTCTTGGCTCTAACTTTCTTCTTATCTTCAGTTGTTTCCTCAAAGTCAATTTCATCTAATTCATAGAGATGTCTTCTCTCAAATTTCAAATCAAATATTGGACCACCAGGGAAAATGACCTGAAAAGGTGTTCCTTCAGGTACAAGTTCTCTATCACCACAGAAGAAATGGTAGGGTACGAGTGCAAAAGTGCCAGAAAATCGAAAAGCTGTTAATTGTCGATCTGCAAAATCTGGCATATACAATCGTACTACTTGCGGTAAAAAATCTTCAATCTCATTTGCAGTATGAGAATCATAATCGGTGTTTCCAACTTCTTCAAGGAATCGTTCAAATTGTTGTCGTCTTGCTCTTTCATGAACGACCCGATTATTATATTTGACACGTCTGTTGGGCCCTTTTCCTTGTTCATAACCTCTTCCAGTTGCTGCTTCAGAGTGTCCTTGATGGCAATCACACTCACAAGGTTTATTAGGATCATACTTTACAGTAGGTGAATCACACTTGCAATGCAAACATGGCAACACATACTCTCTAGTCTGACCATAATATTCCTTGACATCGTCATATTTTCCTTTAAGAATAGAAGCAGTTCCTTTAATAGCCCAACTAACAAGAGAGGATATAGCAAAAGCAACTCCTACACCTGCACAAAACGTTATAACAGTGGATATCCAAGGATGTTTAATCATCCACTCGCCAGTAA